CTGGAAGAAGTAGTGGACAGAAATGAGATAAGAATAACAGATATTATCCCTTGTAAGAATAAAAGTGAGTATCTACATAATTGTAGCTATGACTTTTTTATGAAGATATTAAATTCAAATTCTCAACCAAGATGGAAGGTTTTTTTCAATAAAACTTTCATTATATGGATAATGTTGCTTAGTACTGTTTTGAATAGATATCTATTTTACTTTCTATACAAGTACTACTATAAATTTTCAACATATAAATTACTTTTAGGTTTCAATATAAAACCAATATGGTATGTAAGTTTAATCTATATTTTGATTCCTTTAAGTTTCATATTACTCATTTGGTATAGAGATAAATATTATAAAAAAAATTATTTACTTATGTTTATAGTTTTGATGGTTATTATAAATCAAATTGTAGACTATATATTAGGTGACACAATAGATAAACTTGTTGTTAATTTTGGAGGATTATTAGCAATATTTATAGGCTTAATTTTGACGCAATTATTCTATAATCTTTTTAGAAGATTATCATATCTTCCACCACCTAAAACTGTTCCTTGTGAACCAAGTTTATTAGTTACAATTTCAAAAACTGTACTTGAATAATAGTCAAGTCCTCTAACAAGAGTAGGGTCTTCTGTGAATTTTACTCCAAATATAGTCAAGTATTTTTTTAAAATTATTTTTATAAATCACTAATAATAAAAGAAAAATCAATGTTAATTATTCTCATTTATGTGATATATGTAAAATAAATTCTCATTATCAGATCAAGAATGATGAAATCTGCTGAATTGATGTATGTGATGTATGCAATTGTATTCAGAATTCACGTAGCGTTATCTCAAAATTTCATTCTAATTTAATTATTCCATTACAAAGACATCCATTTATTTCTTTTATATCCATAATCCCAAATCGCCTTATTTTGACCAGCGCATGAAAGTAGGATAGTTATCTATTTTTATTTGTGACGCATTTATACATTCAATTTAACATAATATACATTATGCGAAATCAATTACAAGGTTAGTGAAAACTACGTATTAATAAGATCACAGAGTTATGCACAGGTCACGAATACTGCTTAGCCAATACAAAATATGGAAATTTCATGCGCTGTAACATGTGTTTTTTAAAAGTTATTGAACTATACACTAGAAATGTAAAGAAAATGCAAAGCCTTTTGAACGTTTCACATTAACTTTTTGAGGATGTTTTAAATAATAAATTTTTAACAGGGGGCGATTTTAATTTTGTGATTTTTTTAAGAATGGAACGCGCAACATATTCATTTTTTCAAAACACATTGAGCAGGGTTTACGGGGCTGCAGCCGCTGCCCCTTACGTCAGGAGAAAATGCACTGCATTTTCCCCCGACACCCCAATTTATCAGGAAAGCTATTTCTGTCTATTTTTTGCCTTAAGTTTTCTTTTCATTTTTTTCTGTTTCTTACGCAACTTTTCATTTTTAATCCGATTTTCTTCTTCCTTCTGGATTTGAGATAAACGAGCAAATATTTTTTTGATGGCAACATCATCAGTTTCACCTAAAACAATATTTAAATCCTTCAAAAGTTTGCATTGATCCATAACGAATTCAAATAACACATCCTCTTCCTTGGCTTGTTTTAAGGCATTAGAATAATTTTTATCAATATAATCATATATTGATAATTCTCTCTCTAAAATCTCAGGAGTAACACTATCATTTTCCATAAGTGTATCTCTATATTCATCTCTTGATAAACCACCTATAAATGGGGAAAATCTCATAAGATTTCTATCTATCATCAATGATTCTGACATATCAATTCTCCTATAATTAAGTTGTATCGTAAAAGCCTCAAAGCGCAGGCGTGTAACGCCTTTACCCTTTGCGGCTTTTACTTTTAAATCATCTTCACCTGTAACAAGATAACTATATCAGTTTTTGTATTAGATTTAGACTTCCCTGTTAAAATACCTTTAGGCAAGAAAGAAAAGCCAGTTTCACCTTCTGTAATTTTATTTTCAGCTAACCCACCTAAAACAATCACATCACCGCTTTTAACCGTTACATCAGTTACTATGTCACGTTTAATCAGTGTTGGAGACTGATTTACTCCAGTATCTGTTTTTACAAAGTTAGAGAGCTGCTGATTGATTTTTAAATCAATCACATTGCTTTTTATAGTTGGTTGAATATCAAAAATCACACCAGAAGATCGATATTCAATAGACTGAATTGGGCGGCCATCTTGATAAGTCACGTTAGACAATACAGGAACATCAGAACCTACCGAAAAATTGCCCTTTGAGCCTGATTTTACACGTAAAGTTGGACTGCTCACGACCTGAAAACGCTCATCAGTACGAAATAACTCAATCATTGCATCTAGATTACCGGCATTAACCGTAATAAAGTTTTCGTAATTTTGTTTATATCCAATATTAATGCCTAGCTTTCCTGAAAGTAATTTTGCTAAAAGATTAATGCCACTTCCTTCTTTTGCTACATCTTGTACTTCAAAAACATAGCCTGTCACAACAACTTCACGACTTGGCGTATCAACAGACTGTAAAACAGATTTAATTCTTGAAATATCTTCAACTGTTCCATAATAAACAAGCTTATCACCGCTTGCTGATACTTGACCTTCTCCTTGAAGAAATTGGGCTAGATATTCTGTATCACGATGAATGGGATTATAAACAAAACTTTTCTTAATAATTTTTGCGGGTTTAGGCTCAATATGAGCGAGGTAAACAACCCCATTTTTCTCGTAAACCTTGATATTCATATTTTCAAAATATCGTGTAATAAATTGGCCAAAATCTTGATTTTCAGTTGTATGAAAGCTAATCAAACGTGTATCTGCGGCCAGTTTGGGATCTAACATATAAGGCTTTTCTAAAACTTCGTCATAAATCATTCCTACAGCTTTAGGTAATGGCACAGCCTCCAATTTAAAATTAATATTTTTCGCTTGAGCATAACCAAAAACAAACATAAATAAGAAAAATAAAATGTTACGTTGTAATCTCATTGTTTTACTCCTGAATAATAATTTACTCGTTGATTATCAATAATCCCCTCTAGCATCCGACCTGTAAAATTAAAGCTTGAACGAGGTTCTAAACGTAAATTTCCTTGGTTATCCGCTAAAATCACAAAACTTTTTCCAGACTTCTGTAACTCCCCTGTTATTCTCCATTGAGTAGATAAAGGCGGTACTATTTGAATAGGCAACTGATTGCTAGATTCCGATACTGAATTTACTTCACTATTTTCTTGTATTGCTTGTTCCGCTTGACTATCTTTCACATCATTTGGATGAAAAAAATTAATCAATTTATATACTGAAAAACCAAAAATAAGCACGAAAAGAACAGCAAAATACTTAATGCTAGATTTGTTTAATGCGTTTTGTCTCTTATCTGTAACTAATTCTCGTCCATTTTCCGTTTCATAACTTTTATAAAGTGGAAAAATAGCTTTATCATATTTTTCTTGATAAGTTGAAGTTCTTGATGTTTTCCAGCATTTATTACCTGAAAAAACATCTATTCTATAACGACTTTTCAAACCTGCTGCGACAAGTTTTGTCATCTTGAACGTGGTTTCAATACGCTCAACAAGTTCTTTTTGTAAATTAGTTAAATCTTGATTAAGAATGACAAAATCACAAGAAACACCATTATCATCAGTAAAATGTCGATGTTCAGATAAAAATGAAAAATGATTGTCTTTGATTTTTTCTTTTCTAGGGAAAAAGCGCCAAGCCTCATCAATAACAATTAAGTCCCCTGCTTTACAGAAGGTTTCAATACCATTATCTATCGCATTTTTATAAGGATAAAAATTCTCACTTAAACAAGCGTCATTATCTACAACTACTAACTCGCCCAAATTTTCAGGTGACAATTTCTTATCTTTCGATAAACAATACTCTTCTATTAATTGTTTATTTAATCCGTAAATATTTGATACAACTCTGCGCCCCGATGAGATGGCAGGAATAATGACGGATTTAACCACCTCATAAGATTTACCATGCCCAGGTAACCCTACATAAGCAGAAATAGCCATAAATTACCCCCTATCCAATAACAGGAATTCTGCGAATGATAAAACGAGACAGTAAAGCAGAAATGAAAAGGCTTATACCTGTAGGAACTTTTAAAATGTATAAAAAATAAAGAATTGAATCTGGCAACGCATTAAATAAATCCTTTATGTTTGGAATATTCTTAGGTAAAAACAGCTCTATAATTACAGGAATAAACTCGGTCGTAATGTAAAATAAAGCAAAAAATACAAAAAATTTTGCAAGCACTCCCCTAATCAAAAATTGCATTAAAGAAGATAATGCAGCAAATATAACTCCATACATAAAACCGCCCTCCCTAAGCACTCAATAAAACTCTTAAAGAAACAATTCCCCAAATCAATAACATCAAAGATGATATGATGCCTTTATTCCTTTCTACATAATCGCAATGTCTATCTAAAGTTACATTGGCCTCTAAATACGGAATATGCCCACTCCAAACCGGACACTGTATTTCTCTTTCGGAAATATTAAAATCTTTTAAAGAAGGGAAAAACTCATTAAAAGGCTCTAGTATTTGAAGTGCTGTAGGAGGATTAACTTCTGGCATATCAACATTTGGAGCAGATAGGTCAATTTGTCCTGATGTTGATGTAGAAGTTGATGTTGATTCAGACTGTTTTTTATCTTCTTTTGGTTTAGTATTACTAGAGCTATTTGGCTTACTAACATCATCAAACATATCATCAGAATATCTAAAACCAATTAAATCTTTAGCTTTTAAAGATGGGTCTGTAAAATATTTTCTAACATCACTCGGCTGAATATTAGAGATCACTTTTCTTTCTTCATCGGTGAATTCATCACTATTTAATGAAACCGCATTTTTTGCAAAACTAGAAATTTGTGCATCATCCTTTAGGATAACCTTATTCTCTGGAACTACTTGACTTCCCCAAAGGACTTGAGGTTTTTTAGAATCAGCTCTTTTATTTTGCTTAATAACCCTAACAGTAAATAAATCTCTTTGTATATAACACTCACTTGAACCTTTAATACATTGTTTAAAGGAAAAATTAACTATAAAACCATCAGAATAAATAGGGCTTTTTTCTTTAGAAACTACTTTAAAATCACTGAATGTTGAATTTAATGGCGCACGCTTAGCCTCTTCTTCAAAACCTTTATTTATCGCACAGTTAAGCGTTTCATCATGAGAAGATGTTTGACAAGAACCATAAGCATCTTCATAAGTAAAAACCATATTATCTTGAAGATTTACAAACACCGGATTAAATAAAGATGGCTCTTCCTCTAAATAAACCTTCTCTAACATACCTGTTTTAGGATCTTGCGCCATCACATAAAAACCTAATGAATCTTGAGAGGCAGAAGTAAATTTCTGAAAAGCACTATCAATCAATTGATCAGTAAAATATCCCAAACCAAAAGTAACCGCTAAACCCGTAATAGGATGTTTAGAATATAAAACTCCTGATGCTCTAGTCGCTTTTTTAGCAATACTACGTAAAACATTTGCTCTACGTACTTCTTGCATTGTAGATGCGCCAGAATTAGGAATAACTGCAGGTAAGTTGTATGTCCTGTTATAAGATCTCTCAAGTAAATCTTTAACAATTACTTTAGTTTTATTTTCAGTAGTAAACGGTCTATCCGCAGAAAATGATAAGCCACAAAAAAATGCAAAAAATACAATAACTATAAATTGTTCAAACCAAGCACTACGACCAATCCGCAAACTATTCCAAGGAAAAAGTATATTAAATCCCATAAAAACATTACCTAGCCCTTTATCATTGATTAATAAATAAAAAAGGAGGGGGAACCCTCCTTTTTCCCTAACGGCCAAATAAACCTAAAATAAATCGAATACCCATTTTCGCAATTCGAGGACCAAGAAGAACCCCACCGGCAGCAAGAATACCTGCTACTACAGTAGAAAAGTCCACTTGCCCAAGCATACTATTTACATCAATTTGTACCTTTTGAGCTGCTTCACCTTGAGCAAAAGCACTTAATGAAGAACCCAAAACAACTGCTGAAACAAGATATTTTTTAAGATTTGCCATAATAAACTCCTTGTACTGAGTTAAAATGAGATGCTTATCTCAGAATAGCTAAAATTGAACCAATAGATTTAGCTATCAAATAAAAAATAAGCACCAGACCAAATGAAAAGCCAAAACTATCGACATGATGAATAAAATCCTGTGCCGAAAAGTTTTGATTTTCATTACCTGAAAATGCCACAGATTGAAGTTTGACGGCCTCTGTCTGTGGTATTTTCAAAACCACTTCATTACAACTAATGCCTGATTGAGATTGACATAACTTCGTTGTAATCTCGATTTCATTACTCATAAATGAAATACCAATAAATAAAAAATTGTTAGAGCAAGACCACAACCAATAAAACTTGCTCCTACCATTTCTATAAATTCACGCATTATTTCAATTCTTCTATGATTGAACTTTCATCAAAGTTGTAAGTGATACCTTTACGGCCATTTTCCATAGCCCATTCACGAGGATAAACAAGCACCATTACAGTCTTATCTTTTAAGCGATTAATCGTATTTCTTAACGCATCATTCATAGAACGATCATCAATCTTGATTTCTTGAATTGACGTGTTATAGCCGCCATAACCATCAGGTTCTTGTAATTGAACCCCCATGTTATGACGATCTTTTACTTCTCCAGTCTCTCGATTAGTGAAAGATGAAGATTTATAACCTTTTAAGATACCTACAATATAAAATCCGGTACGCATAATTGATTTCTCCTAATTAATGATGAAAAGACTTATTTATTAAACAACAAAACGTAACTGAGGAGCGTTACTTGGAAATTGATAAAAATCAGGGGCTTTAAATGGACGAACCATAATATTTTCACAGGAGATAACTCTAACCGCTTGGAATTTCTCAACATCGCAAGGATTAGCAATATCAATACCTATTTTTCTTAATCTTGCTCTATGAGTTTCATATTGACGAGATTTTAGGCCTAAATCTTTTCCACTAGCCCATAACATTGCGTAATATGCTGAAGTTGTTGCTTTTCTCAATGTATCAACAATCCCTTGAGAAACTAATTGTTCAGCAATGGTTTCTAAATCATACTGACTTACATTTAGCTTTTTATACATGTCAATAAATTCCTTCTGTAAATTTTCTAATACTGAAAAATCACTAATTCCCCAATAACATAAATTTTCACGCTGCAAATATCTTGATTTTAATTTTTGCTCAAAACGGACTACTCCATTTTCTCTGCAATACTCATAAACACTTCTGTAATATCTAAACTCTTTTGATTCTTCACCAAATTTACGCTTAATCTTGTTATAAGAATGAACTCGCATTTCTTCGTGTTTTATATAACAACTTGGATAAATTAAATTGGCTTTTTCTTTTTTACTAAGCCAATCCGTGGTGCAACCATCTGTATGAAGTCTGCCAATAGAATTTCTATAACGCATCTGTGATAAGGCTTTTAGAAATGTACGCTCATTACCCTTACCAACAGCTTTATTAGTGGTAATATCTAAACGTTTAATAATTGCGCCATTAGAAAATTTTGAGACCTTAGAACCATCTTCGCCTTGGCGATAAAAAATTTCAGTGCAACGAGTAAAGATTGGTAATTTAAGAGAGGAAAGAATTGAATTGAAACAGGAAACGCAACTATCTACAGTATCAAAACCAAAAACATTTTCTACTCGACCCCATCTACTTGGGTTTCCTTCCATACGAATAATAGAACCCGAAATTTTAATTTTAACCTCATCACAATAACTGCCTTTATGACGATACTTTCCTGTTACTCTACTTTTTTTAATTTCGCCGCCTTCAGTAACGACCATTAAATATTCACCATAAATAGAAAGCAAAACATCTTCAGGGATTTCTACCCCAAAGTCCTGCTCTATTTCTAACCAGTCAATAAATAAAGACAC